TCAGCCCAGCAACGGAGCGATCGCGGCCTTTATCGCCTCTGAGTACGCCCTGGCTCCGGCGGCGTTCGGATGGCCGATCGCGGCGATCTCACATAACCGCACCGGATACTCGACATTGGTAGATCGTTTCAAATCGGGAAGAGACTTACGGCATGCTTTGATCCGACGGCGGGCGGCGGGATCGGAAACCACTCCATTCTTGCCCATACGGAATAGCATCGATTTCGGCGATTCCACCGCATTTTCATCGCCGAGCGGCGACGGTACAAAGACCGCCCGTTTGGTTTTGAGCCTTGCGTTCAATGTTTCTACGGCCTCGAGAAGGTTTCGGTTCGACTCAGCGAGCCAGATCCTTGACCGTTCGATTCCGCGCACTTTCAGCTTGTTAAAGAACATAGGACGCACGACCGGATTATTCACGAACACCTTAAATGCCCGCGGAAAACTAAGGGCCTCAAGCCAGGCGTTCAGCATTTTATCGTTGATCGAACTCGTCGTGATGACAGGGAAATAGCCGATCACTGCCAGTTTTGCTTTTGGATTTCTGCCGGCTGCAAGTTCGAGCACATCCAGCATATCGTCACGACAATATTTCTTTATTTCAGCCCGAAGTTCGTCGTCATTGCCGCGTGGGTCAAATACCCGAGACGTTGTTATATCGGTGATGCCTCCGCAGATCATTATCAGATCCGCTCCATTTTTTCCTTCGGATCGATATTCCGCGTCGGCGTTCTCGATCTGTTTCCAACTGCTCGGAAAACCCACATTCACTTCAGGATCGAATCCGCTGTTCTCAGGCCTCTTCGCCTGAATGAATTTATCGGCGGTGTCAGCGTGCAATTTAAGCGTCGAGCCGGAATGGGCCTTGACCCTGAGATCGACCGCTCGCGGGCTGGCGAAAGCATCCCGCCGAAGCCACTCAGCAATTAGCGTGTAGAATTTATCTTTTTCTTCGAGGCCCTGTCCCCAAATGAGCGAATCACCGATGACGAGCAGATCGAACGGTGCCGCTTCACCGGCAACGGTCCGAGACGCGGCTCCTCCATTCAATGAAAATAGAAAGGCTGAGGCGGCAAGGCCTCTAAGGAAATCCCGTCGAGAAACAGTGTCCATATCTGCCACCGGTTCTATCGTCGGCATTATAGTTCGCTGTTTTAGTTAATTCAAGATTTCACTTTCCGGCTGTGTCGTGCTAATTTCAAAACGCTATGAAGCCTGCCGTCAACTAACTAATCGCAATCCTTATTTCACGATCGAATTTTGGCGTTCGAACGGGCCGCCCGTTTTCGAATGCCTGCTTGAATATTTTTGTATATGGTCATAGATAACATTCCACAAGAGAACGACACGACAGCGTCTATAGAGCCGCATGATAATTCGCTGTGGACGATACTGCGTGAGGCGGTGCGTGGCTCAGATCGCGATCTTACGACCGGCCCGGTCGGCTTGGCGATATTTCTCCTCGCGGTCCCGATGATCCTGGAAATGTTGATGGAGAGCACCTTCGCCATCGTGGACATCTTCTTCGTTGCCAAGCTTGGCGCCGACTCGGTTGCCATTGTCGGCCTGACCGAATCTGTGCTTGCGCTGATCTATGCAGTCGCATTTGGGCTTGCTATTGCAGCGACGGCGACGGTCGCAAGACGAGTAGGTGAGCAAGATCACGCGGGGGCTGCAAGCTCTGCCGCCCACGTCATTTATCTTGGCGTGATCGTTTCGATACTGATCAGCGTTGCCGGGATCCTGTTCGCACCGGAAATTCTCGGGTTATTGGGAGCCAGGGCCGAGATCATGGCTGAAGGTACGCGGTTCATGCAGATCATGCTTGGCGGCAATGCCGTAATAGTGTTCATCTTTTTGCTCAACGCGATCTTTCGCGGAGCGGGCGATGCGGCGGTGGCAATGCGCGTACTGATACTCTCGAACGGCTTGAACATCATCCTTTCGCCTTGCTTCATTTTCGGCGTCGGCTTCTTTCCCGAACTTGGTGTGACAGGAGCCGCGGTCGGCACGACGATCGGCCGCGGTGTCGGTGTTGCATTTGCCGCATGGAACCTGTTCCGCCCGGCCGGCCGTATCCATTGTTCCCTGTTCCGATATTTTAGAGGGTAGAAACACGATATTTGCCGGAATTATTAGAAAACGCGGATTTTGTGCGATGTTTTTTTTTGACAGGATCAAAAGGAAATTCCGTGCAGTTTAGGTGATTGCACTCGAAGGTCGAGGTGTAGATCGAGTGCCGCGGCGATCTTTAGGAACGTGTCGAGTTTGATACATACCTGCCAAGTGTTTTTTCGGATCATTCTTCTTCACTCCAATTACCGTTTAAACTTGCCCGCATTCGGACATGTTGAGAAATGCGACGTGTAGAGTTTTTTACCGTGGTCTCGGGCCATCTCTTTTTCATTGCCGGTGGCGAACCGATAAAGACCGGCTTCCCGATTCAGCACCAGGTTGCCGTCCGGGGTTCCCTGAGCGTCGATGGGGTTTGGCTTGGCGTTTTCATCCTTAACCCTTATCGTCCGGCCCGTTAGATGATCTGTCGTTTCTACGCTCTTAACCGCCCATACTATAGGCCGCCCGCAGGATCTACATCTTTGGGTATCCATCATGTGGCCTAACGCGTATTGGGGGTACAGGCATTACTAGGACACGGACGTTCCGGTTGATGGTAAACTTTACCTGCCGGTCTTCAGGCCTGTCGGCGTGTAGCTCACATTTCACAGTGCTCACACCTACGATTGCCGCCGCCTCAGCGATAAGCCTCAAGTATCGGACTTGCAGGTCGGTTGTTTTGATCTTCACGGTGTAAGCCTCCTCAACCTTGCATGTGCCGCCGCAAAACTTGCAAGGATGTGCGTGACCGCACTGGCATACGCACAAACCGTCTGTGCAGTCGCGGCATTCGGTCATCGGAATTTCCAACCCCGCATATTTGAGACGGTCAACGTCGATCTCGAACGGTTCTTGCGTCTCGGCCTTAAGTCGGGTGACATCTGGCAACCTTCCTTCCGGCTGCTCGAATCGCACTAGACCTGTACGGATCAAACAGAGAGAGATTAAATCTGTCCCACACGCGTAGCCACCTGAATAGAACGGCCGGGAAATTTGGAATCTGCCGCCTTGATCCGCTCTGCCAGTGAATAAGCCCAATAGCTTCAAGTAGTCGTCATTCGTCAGTTTTTTCTCCTTTTGAGGCACTGTGATCTGTACTGCGTTCATTCTCATACTCCTTCTCCTATTGCGGGATTCGTTGCGGCCGCTTTTCGTATCAATTCCAGCGTGTCGTTCGTGCAGATATCTTCCGGTACGGTTCGCAGTATCCGCCAGCCGAGACAGGCCGCCGCGTTGTACTTCTCCATATCGCCGTTGATATCAGTTCCTAGTTGAGCCACACGCCAATCACTGATCTTCATCCGCGGCGCAGTACGGGCAAAGAACGAACCTTTCACCGTTCTTTTCTTGAAACACCCAAAACTCATCCTCAAGCTCGGAGGCCAAACGGCCTTCAAGAATGGGAATATCTGTACGTGGTGAATCACCTAAAGGGGTTTCCATATCCACTTGCATTTCACAGTCGTCGCACGCAATCTTTACTAATAGGCTTGTCTCGATCATTTTTCTTCACTGTCCTCCTTCTACCGCCTAAACTTGCCCGCGTTCGGACACGTTGCGAAATGCGACGTGTAGAGTTTTTTGCCGTACTCGCGGGCCATCTCTTTTTCATTGCCGGTGGCGAATCGGTAAAGACCGGCTTCCCGATTCAGCACCAGGTTGCCGTCCGGCGTTCCGTGCGCGTCGATGGGGTTCGGCTTGGCGTTTTCATCTTTGACTCTAATCATCCTGCCGGACTGTGGGTCCATCACTTCCACGCTGTTAACTGCCCATACTATCGGCCGCCCGCAGGATCTGCATAGTTGAATCATATCCATCTCTCCTTACTCGCCGAGACGCAGTTGGTGATAGAGGCGTGAAACCCTCATTGCCGTGCGGGCCGTAATGCGAGGGCCGCGGATCTGTAAGTTCGGCGATTTGCAGCCAAGACGTAACGCGAGTTGACCCTTCGTAAAGCCCTCATGAAGCATCCAGGCGATCATCGCCAAGGTCGGCCTGGCCGGAACGATCTGAGCGGCATTCACAACTGCGTCGGGTGTGATATCGAGGATGGCACGCGCATGCAGAGCCCTAATACGTCGAGAGCGGCCGGACTTGAGATTGGAGATCGTTGATGAGGCTAACCCGGTAATGCTGCTGACCGTCCTGCGGCCGATGCCATGCGAAGCGAGATCAACCAGGTGGTCGCGAACTTCGGCGGCATCTATGATGCGGTTAGAACGGCCCCGGCGGCATTCCCTCGCTCGATAGGCGGCATAGGAGGCGTTCGCGGCCCGGCACGGCAGACAGCGGCAGCCGCCCATGTAACGGATACGCGTGCCGCAGGGTTTTGTGGCCGCCAACTCGGACTTTGAACGCATGTACGAAAGATCGCTCATATATCCTCCCGGTGAGATCGGAGGCAATAGGACTCCCCGCAGAACGGGCAGACAGGGTCGTCCGGTTCGGCCGGAGATGTGTCGGCAGCGGCTGAGGGGCGGGACGGGCGGAGCGGCGGCTGGATGCGGTTGATCCAATTGACGAAGAACCGCGGCGTGCAAACGCGGTTATTAGCCAGGCACCAGGCCGCCGCTTTATTGACCTCGATGTCGATATCGACGTGAGCGTAGGCGGGGTTTGAGCGGAGAGCTTCAAGAATCTCTTCGTTTGACTTAGGTTTTGGCATCGGTACTCCTCGGCTGCAGGCGGCGGTATATGGATGCGGCGGCTTTTTCGAACGCCTCATTTGCACGAGCGATATCGAGAAGGCGGTCAAGCAATCGGGCCGAGATCTCGGCGGTCGCAAACCGCCGATCACATAGCTGGCAGATACGAATGCGGCGGATACGTGTGGTACCGTCGGATTTGGCCCGAATTCGGGTATCTATGATCCAGGAATGGGCAAGGCAGTTGTCGGGATGTCGTTTTTTCATCAATGCGTTTCTCCTTGACGGGTCGTAACCGATCACGCGGCCGACCGTCGAATACCGAGCACCTGCTGACCGACCGTGAGTTTCTTGAACATTTCGAAGCTGGCCGAGACCCGTTTTTCATCGAGCTCAAACGCAGCCATAAGGGCCTGGTTGCAGAGGTTGCCGATCGCCAGCGGCGTCGTCGCATTGACGCCGATGCGATCGACGGACTCAGCGTCAAAAAGATCGTCGATGCGGCCGCCCGCAACCGAAAGGCGGTGTGCGATGTAAGAGCGCGTGCAATCGTTCATCGGCGGCATCTCGATGATCTGAACACGCTGCCGGATCTCTTTGAAACGGACATCGCGAAGCCGGGCATCGACGAACGCAGGTTGGCCGAAGAGGATGACGCCGAGGAGACGTGAGCTGCGGCCATTGGTCATCTCCCAGAAGTTTTTGAGCGACGAGATGACCTTATCCCGCAGCCGGTGGCATTCGTCGAGCACGATGGCGACGCCGACCCCTTCCTGCTGCATCTGCGTAAGCACCTCGCGGATACGGCTGACGCGAGCCTCTTTACTCTGCGGAACCCGCTGGCCGAGCTCGGCAAGAATGCGGTTAGCGATACCATGAACGGTAACCTCTTCCATGTCGAAGAACTCGGGGTAGAGCAGCTTTGACTTACCGGCCTGCTCGATCTCGTCCGCGACGCGGAGTTTAAGAAGCGTTTTGCCGGTGCCGACGCCTCCGATGACGGCGACGAAACGCTGATAATGCACTGCGTCGCGGAGGCGGGCGAGGGTAGCTTCGAGGGCGGGCGAGGTGAATACCTCGTCGCGGCCGGGAATCTGGTCAACGTCAAAAGGGTCATTGGCAAGGCCGAAATAGCGTGCGGCCTCGGGTGTAAGCGGACAACGGTTTGCGATCATATTTAGTAGCTCCTGTGTTTGCAAAATAGTGGATAGTTCATCTGCAGCGTCGTCGTCTGAGTAGCCGCGGCTGGCGAGAAGGTCCAAGAAAGAGGCAGTTATTATCGGACGAATCCTATCGACGACCGCGTCGGGCAGGCCGCCGCGGAAAAGCCGCTCGACGCTGCCGCGTGAGAATGAAACGCCGCGAATCCCGCACATACGCGCGAGATGGCGCATTGAAATCGCGTGAACTCCGCAAAAATCGCGGACGGCGACGGCGAAGTCGCGATTATCATCGCTCAATGAAACTGACAAAGTTATAGCCTCCGAACATAGAATTCAATACGGCGATCCGAACGATTAGCCAAAATTTGGCGGCCCGATATAAGCAAGGGAACAGCTGCGACTGATGCTGACGGCGATGCTCTCATCGGCCGCTTTACGAGCCTCGCGGTACGACGCAAAGCGGGTGATGAACACGGCAGGGTCGCAACGCGGGTCAAGCGAGGCAGTGAATGCCGCATCCTCGCGTTCGGCAAGTGAGATCACTCCAAAGACCGATCCCTTTGCAAGGATCGCAGTGCGTACGCTGCTGACAGGTTGTTTTGGCATAAATAAATTTACGAGACCGCGCGAAGCTCGCGACGAGGCGGCTCGCTGCGATCGGAGACTGCCCGCTCTATCTCCGACTGCAAAAGCCAGCAATCCTCGCCCCTGGTCGCGAAAATGGAATCCATAAATCGTTTACACTCGGCGGCCGAGTCGAAACGCGCTGAAAAAATGCGGATTGCGTCCCAAAAGTGGACCGCAGGGTCATGGCGGTCAGGACGGCCGGGGGCCACAGCCGCAACCTGCTCAAGATCGACGGGTATCTCGGGCTTAGGGAAGCGGAGAATACCCTCACTACGTGCGGGCTTGGACAAGGCGGCGTCTTGATCGACGGCATCAAAGAAGCGGATCGGCTCGGACGCGGCCGCCGACCTGACCCGTTTGGCATCTTCGCGTGCCAATTGGCGAAGTTCCTTGCGCAGACGCTCGGCGTCGGTCTGCCGCGTACTCTTAAATGTACCGGCGACGTCGGCTGCCTGTGCCGCCTTGACGACATCGTACTCGTTGCCGTCGAGGCCGATGACGGTGAAAAACTCTTGGTCGTCGGGAAAGACGACACGCAACTTTTGACCTATCCAATTGGCGAACGGGTACATATCGGAGGTCGGTAGCTGGTAACGAAGACCTTTAAGCCGGATAGAGAGGTCGCCGCGAAGCCTGATAAGATGCTCGTCCGCCATAAACGCGGAGCGGAGCGTCGCGTAGTCGAGACGGCGGATGACGGAGAATACCGATTCCCACCGATCAAGCGGTGTCTGGCCCGTCTCGGAATGAACGGTATTATTGATCTTGTCCACGACACCGGCGGCAAATCGGTCGTTGAGTTCCTCGAGGCTCAAATGGCCCCGCTCGGCGAGATAGATACCGATGAACTTTTCACATTGCTCGATGGTCTGATGGAGCCGCTCGACCTTGCCGGTAGCCCGTGAATTGCCGGGCAGATGGAATACACTCTCGAAGCCGCCCTGATCGATGAGAACCTTATTAAGTATCTCGGCCGTGCGGGCGGTGCGGCCGAACTTGATGATCTTGTCGTTATCGGTATAGAGCCGGAGCGGGACGCCGAGATCGCTAAACGCGAGGAGCAGAAAATCGACAACATGCGATGAATTCGGCTTGGCGACGCCGACGTATCGGATGAAGCAGCGTCGAGAAAAGTCGTCGAGAAGAGCGAACCGCCACACCCGCGTCCGCGTCGCCTTTTCATTCTCGTGATTCTTACTTACCTCGAGCGGCGATACGCTGATGATGCGGCGTGTCTGGTGATCGAACCACCGCTCCTTAACGCCGGAGATGTCGAACTGGAACATCTCGCCCGGGGCCGACGCCTCAAAACGGCGATGCGGCACGAGCGGCGTAAGTCGGGTCTTTTTGGTAAGCCCCGCCTCACGCAAATACTTGGTCAGCGTCGGGAACTCGACGGGAACATCAAGGCCACGCTGCTCGCGGGCCATGACGATGGCCTCTGACGGCGTGACGCCGTACTCGAGCACCCAACCGGCGACGAGGCGGAGATTTTCGTCGGCGATAAGGTCGGCCTTACGGCGGCCCTTGTCCGAGCGCATTTTTCGGATCGGCCGCAGATCGCGCGTGGCGGCATATATCCGGTCTTTGCCGACGGAAAAATGGGCGGCCAACCGCTCGACCTCGGCGGCCACCTCGTGCGAGCCTCGGCAGCGTTCTATGCACTCTCTGATCTCCATTTTCGCGTTCTCTCCAAGTAACCCTCGTTTCATTACGTTTCCAAAGTGTGTTGTGTGACGCCGCAGGCCGGGCGTCGGAAGGAATGGGCAAGCATTCCCGTACGTTGTCAGACAGCAACGGTGCCGCGGGTGCGTGCCGCGATCGCGCGGAGACTAGCACCAAGCTGCCGCAACTCGGCGTCATTAAGATCTAAGGACGAGATACGGCCGCCGAACGACTCGGCGATGAACTGTTCGTAGCCATTTTTATCACCACCGACTATGAGCCCGATCTTGGCGGCGAGGGCATGTATCTCGCGGTACAGGACATATCGCGGATCATGGCCGAGATGGCCGGACGCGGGACTGCCGGTGTCAAGGAAGCGGCGATGGGCAAACCATAGATTGACGCCGACCGAGCGGATACCGCGGCGGACAGCACGATTTTGTGCGATGCCGTCGGCCTCGCGGGCCGTCTCGATGACGACGCCATTCGCCAGGCGTTCGCCGATGTCGGCCGAGTCCTCGACGGTACGGCCGCGGCCGTCGGCGAGATCGACCGTGCAGGTGGCGATCGAGGTGTTCGGCCGCAAAGGGTCGGACGGACGGATAACCGCCGAAATATGGGCGATATCGGTCAGCTTGAGCGAGAGCGTGCAGACCGCTTCGTAGTCGAATATGGGCATTAGATCGGGGCCGTCAAAGCTGATCTGTGTATGGTCGAGCCCGTGGGCGTCGCTTAGCTCGCGGACGATCCGCAACTGTTCAGATGATAGTGATTGCGTCATTGTTTCTCTCCTTATGTTCTGTTTGAACCTGGTAAAATGATTGACCGGCGGCCGGCCGGCCGGGTAAGCGGAGGCCCGCTACGGCGGCGATATCGAGTTGGCTTGAACCCGAAAGACTCGACGGACGCGAACAGCGAGTCGAGAGCGTCGCAAGTCCAGGCGGGACGTGCCTGACACCCAAGTGCCTCGTGGATCCCGCGAATCGTGATCGAACCGAGCCGTCCGTCGCGGCCATCGGGAAGGGCGAGAATGAGGGCCCCAATGTGCTCGGCGTAGGCCGTAAACGCGGGCGAATCGGTGAAGAGCGGCGACGGGCCGGAAAAATCGTAAAAATCATTCATAATCGTGATGCGAGCTCGTGGTCGTTGTTAAAATCCTGCTCCAAAAAGTTGTCCAACGCCTCGCCAAAATCGGACCCCGCAACAACAGCCGTGTGCGGCTGTGCCGAGCGGCCGGTGGCGTAGGCCGCAGCGAGCGACGACCGCCAGGCGGCAACGTCCTCAAGCACCTTGTCGCGAAACTGGTCACGCTCGACGGCCTTCAACGCGGCGGCCGCCTCGGTAAGACGACGGAACGCGAGCCCGAGATCAAGGCGGGCCATCATGTGCGGGTGCGACGCGACGTCGGCGATCTTTGACGCTCGGAGCTTGTCATAGTCGTCATGGGCGTTCTGGATCGTAACCCTTTGCTTCTCGATCGTGACGGCCTGACGTTCGATCTTGATCGAACGGTCCGCGTTGGCGTCGGCAAGAGCCTTGAGAGCCTGCAGCAATCGGCGGCGATTGGTGATCTCGATCTCCTCGACGACCTCGCCTTCAAATTGGATGAACACCTTGCCATCGGCGACCTCAATACTACCCTTGCGAAGGAGTTTCTGCTGGCGGGCGGAGAGCCCGGCTGAGGTAGCGAGGTCGAACACCTCAGCACCGAGGTCCTTGAAAATATTCTCAAGGTAATTGAACCTCTTATAGCTCATCGGGGAGCCGGGGAAGCCATCCATAAAGTCGTCGAAACGGCTGAAACCGGCCGCGAGATACTCGTGATTATCCCGGACGAGCTGGAGTCGGACGATCAACGCCGCGTTCAGATTGGTGACGATGGAATGGACCGCGTCGATGCCGCCCATGGTGAAATGGAGGTCGTTCAATCCCTTCTGACCGGCGTCGGCCGCGAGGGCCTGCCCGACGGCGGCCTCGGCTTTTTGATGTATTTTCTGAAGTCCCTGTTCTTTCATTTAAACTTTACTAAGAATTTCAAACCCTCGGTTTACCCCTGATTTACATCGCGCACTGCGCGATGTAAATTTGCATCGGTTTTCAATAAACGCAACAACTTAGCCTCGATTTACCCCTGATTTACATCGCGCGTTTGGGAATTTCCACAGGCCTGTGGCTGCGGATCCTTAGTCTGTGCCAAAACCTTAAGGCAAAGTTCGCTGTAACGCTCGGCGAACTTGAGAAGCCGGGTTCCGAGGGTCCATTTACCGCCTTTTATCTGCGATGCATAGCCCTTCATTCGCAGCGTTTTGAGCGAACGATCGGCGACATCGCGCGAAAGGCCCGTACGCTCTACAATGGTCGCAATGGGAACAGGCTCGAACGAAAGGCCCTCGAGGGCCTCGAGGACATTGATCCCTTTCGTAAGTGCCTCGATCTCATATTCGTCGTCGCGGCGGCGGCGGCGTTTTTGACGATAGGGCTGGCCGACCCATGTATCGGGGCTAGACGTCATCGTCGTCCTCCCCGACGAGGATCATAAAAACGTGAGCGGCGACGGCGGCGAGGCCGAACGCGACGACGACGATAAACCAGATGCTAATGTTCATAAACTGCGATCTCCAGTAAACAAGGGCGGTCGTAGATGCCTGAAACGAAAATGCCGGGCCGGTATCGAATGGAAAGCAATGTCCCATCCCCGCGGCGGCCCGGGCAAAGACCCGCGGGGATCTTACGGAGCCGCGTCCGATGTGACGGGCGGCTCGATATCATTCCAAAACTCGAACTCGAACTGTTCGGCGAGAAGCGGAAAATTTCGCCTCGCGAGCCGATAAACCGTCGTGAGCTGCGTGAGCGGCGACGCCTTCGCCCGGGCGATATAGGCGGCGAAATCGTCGGGATCGACCGAGATCCAATATCCGGCAGGCGGCTCCTTACGAGACGCGACCGGCAGAAGCCAAACGCGCCGGAGATGCTCGACGGCCGTATGAAAAACACGCAGGGCAGACGGCGAGAACGAAAAGTGCCGTTCGATGATGGCGTCGCGGCGGCACGGGTCGAGGCTCGAATGCTGAGCGAGGAGCCGGACGACGTCGAGAAGGTGCGGATCAACCGTCCGCTTCTCGATACGGAGCACGGTCAACGCACGATCGACGGTACGGGCGGCCGGAGAAAGCTCATTGTGCGGCGCACCGGCACGCATACGCCAGCAGGTACGCGGCACGCCCGACGCGTCGAGTTCGACGCCGAGATCGCCGCATGCAAAGCATCGAAGAAACGGGGACGAATCAACGGTCATTGACATGCCTCCGTCTCGGCCGCAGAAGCGGCGTGGATACCGGCAATGCGGTTTATGCGTTCGACCCGGGCGACAACCTGTTCTCGAAACGCCTTGTCTGCAAGAATGGCGGGGCGATTCTCATGGCGGGCCGAGCAGCGGTCGCAAAAATCTTTGCCGAACCCGGCGTACCAGCTATGCTCGAACTCGCGGTAGTCTTCGTCGTTTTGAAGCGTGACGATGCGGCCGCAGGCGTCGCAGCGGTGAACGGTGATGCAGGCAAGCTGGCTCATAGTTGCCCTCCATGATCACGGCGGCCTTCGGGGATGTCCGCTTGATCGGAATCATCGAGACCGGCAGAATCGGCAGCGGTCTGGTAACCGACGATGTAGCCGACGAGCAGGCCCATGCCAACGCCGCAAAGTAGAAAGAAGAGATAGGTGCCGAAGATAAGTTCCTGTTCCATTTAGGCTGTCTCCTTGGTGCCGATACGAGCGGCCGTGGGCGTCCGCGTTCCGTCGCGTCGATTCATGGCCTTGAGTGCCTCGACGACCATATTGCCCTGGGCAGTGGTCGCAGGCGAAGCACGCTTGATGATGCGCATGCAGAGCGAGGCTAGGCCCGCACGGCTCATATTCCTTTTCGCCGCGAGGTCCGAGATCAGCTTCAAATGCCGCGAGGTCTCGACCTGCTTGACACCGGCTTTCTGCCGCCGATAATTGGCCGTTCGGACGGCGACATGGCCGGGCGAGGGGAACGACTCGCCGCCGAGCCGGACGATGACGGCATTGGCCTCGTCGAAGGTGAGCAGCGAGAGCCGCTCGATACGTCCGGCTGTGACCTCGGCCGCGACGGCCTCAAGATCGGGCTTATCCATGCCGAGATTTTTGCCCAAGCCAAAAATGGCCCGGAGCTGATCGGTCGATTTGGGTTGTGGTGCTGGCATATAAACTTTAACTCCTCCTACATAAAGCCTGTCGCCGGAGTTACCGGCGAGGCGGACGCGACCGCGGTTGACACTACGCACCGAACCGCCGGAGCGTGAGGCGTCCCGCCTCGTCAACCCGGTCCAGAGCATCGAGCTGCTTTTGCAGCTGGGCGATGGCCTCGGTAATATGGCGACGGCGGACGTCGCGCGGTGCACGGTCGATGATGGACTGGACGGCCTCGGTCGTCTCGCGGTGAAGCGAGGCGACGGTGGACGGAGCGGAACGCCCGCGTGTGAGGCGGTCGCAGCGTGCATTGAAATCGGCCCGGACGAGTTCGAGCCGCTCGGGAGCGATGCGGCCGAGAGACTCGAAGAGCCGCCAAGCCTTGACGTATGGATTGTCGCGGCCGAGGATCTCATAGATCCGCTTATCAGAAACCCGCAGGTCAATGGCGACGTCGCGGATGACGCCGTCGAAAGCATCGGTAGTGACCAAATTTGAATTTTGCATTCGATCTCCTTCGCCATTAAAAGTCGGCGGCAATTCGCGTATAAAAAGCAGGCCGGAAAAGATAGTCTCTTCAATCTACGGAGCAACGGCGGCCTAGGCGGCCTGTCGCGTTGCGAAAGGAATGAGGTGCCGCGGGCGTTCGAGCCGCAGGCCGACAGCATCATTGACCTTCTGAGCGAGTGACGGATAGAACCGACGGCCGTTGATCATGTCGGTGATCATGACCCGAAGGCTGGCCTGTCGGCTTTCGGTCGCGTTAGGCTCGATGCGGCGGGCGATCGCGGCCACGGTAAGGTCGTTGTTGATGAGGTAAATCTTTGCTTTCTTATTGCTCATAGTGCTATCGTTCCCGTTGTTAAAGGCTTACAGGTGTAAGGTGAACACCGTTATCGCGATTTGGGCTTTATTCTTAACTTCACTCTGTAAGCAGGCTCAAGTTTATACGAAAGAGAGTAGATGTCAAGCGAAAATTCTACAAAAGAGACTAATTCAGCATTTATTTCTCGCTTTCGAGAGTTATTTGGCACAAATGAACCGGCGGTCATTCAACGAAAGTTAGGCGTCAATTATCAGTCGGCCAAAAATTACCTGCACGGAAGGAAGCCGAATGCAGACGTTTTGGAAAGAATCGTCGAGGTTACCGATGTTTCGCTAAACTGGCTTCTGATGGGCCAGGGGCCGATGTTTTTGCGTGATGAGTTCGATCTCGAACGGTCGATTGCAGTGCATGACGACTGGATGGGTGTGATCAAGGACTGGTATGAATTTGAGGGTGGGGAAATGCCGGACACGCAAGGGGCGAGCTTTATGGGCGGGTGGAGATCGTTTGACCGGCGACAGAAGGCGGACGCGATACGCGACTTCAAAGCCTTTCTGGACCGGATAAAGGACGACTAGGGATGCAGAGCTTCTTCGACAAGATATCAAAACTTGGATGCGGATGGAACGAGGTACCGCTTGGCGAAGATTCGTTTCACCGACTATGCGAGAGGCACCGGATCGGTGTGCGATACATGCCGCTGACGGTGAACGGTTTTTACACCTGTGCGGGCGGGCGGCACTATATTGCGATAGACCGGAACCTAGGGCAGATTCAAACTTTATTTGTGATGTATCACGAGTTCGGGCACTATCTCATGCACACGCCGAGCACGGATGCAGTTTCTCGCTATTGCGGATCGAGATCGGGCGGCCGCGATGAGAGGGAGGCCGACGCCTTTGCCTATTGCGCGATCGTGCCGGTGACGCAGCTGCGGGACCGCGACGGCGAGGAACTGGCGGACATGTACGGAAACGAGTTTTACCAGACGCGACTGGACGTTTATGAGCGATACGGACTCTAGGAAGCTGATCGGCGAGATCGAGCTTGAAAATCTGCGGTTGATATTTGACCGCGACAAGGCGATATTATCGGATGAGGACTACGAGCGGCTGGCGTCGCTGGTGGAGGACGAAACAGATGAATCTGATACTTACATTGACCTCGATCCTGATATTGGGGCTGGCGGTTAGCGGACAGATAACGCTAAAGCAGGTTCAGGAAGCGATGACGCAAGCCAAGCTGCCGATCGGCGGCATGACCGTATTCGACGCCAAGACCGACCCGAACAGCCTGCTCGGCCGCCCGTTCGGTTATCTCGAAAAGGCCACATGGTATGACACGAGGGCAGGCGAAAAGGACGCATCATCAGAATGCACGGTCGAGATATTCAAGAATGCGGCAGCGGCGGGCAAACGAAAGAAATATCTCGACGCGATAAGCGAATCGCTGCCGATACTATCCCAATACAGTTACTTGAGGAAGAACATCCTGCTACGCGCAACGAAGATCCTGACGCCGGAACAGGCCGCGGAATATGAGCGGGCGATAAAGACGCTCTAGCGGCTGACGTGAAACATCAAACTGCGGACACGGGTTCGGAATAGCCCGCCCATCGCAGAAACGAATCCTTATAAATAAGCCAGTATGAACGGCGGATATCGCCGACGGGCGTTTCGAAGGTGCCATCCTCACACATGCGGATGAGCGTCTGCCGCGACGGGCACGGGACGACGATCTCGTAGGTTTTGATAAGGCGTTCGACCTCGGCGAGCGAGATCATCGTTCGCGGACGGAAATCGAGCGGAAGGTCAAGCTGACAGGAAAGTCGGTTTTTGGACATCATTGGGGCGGCAATCATTCCATTCGTCGCGTACTCGGCATTTTATCTCACGCGTTCCATACGTGATTGGCCGGTGGCGACGCACCTCTTATCGTTATAACAGGCAACAGGCACGGCCAGGTGACAAACAAACACCGGACGGGCCCGCGGCCATAATGACCGTGAGGGTCGGGAGGCGGGCGGCCTTTCGACTCTCACATTAGACATTGTATCACAAAAGGTCAAGCGTTTTTGAGGATGGAGGAGCCGCAATGGCGAAGCTGACACAACGAGATATACGGACCAAAGCGGACGAATGGGCTCTCCTGGCCGATGAGATCGAGAAAGCGGAGACCGTTCGCGAAAAGAGGATGAAGCCGCTGATCGAGCGGCAGAATGAGGAACTGGCGGCGGCCGTTCGTCCGTACGACAAGAAAATCGAGAAACTTTCGACCGCCTTCGACGCTCTTTACGAGGAGATAATGGGCTGGCTCGGATCTCAGCCAAAGGCGATCAAGATAGAGAGCGAACGTGCGATCGCGGAGCTGAGGCTGGAAACGACGACGCGGGTCGGGCCGCGCGTGATCGACGTGCAGGCCTTTATCGCCAAAGCGACGAGCCGGAAGAAGGACCCATGGGGAGCGGTGAAGGTCGAGGTGGGAAAGGCAGAGCGACTGCTCGGCCCCGACGACATCAATGCGGTCAGCACGAGGCCGGAGACGGTAAGCACGGAAAGGGTCGCCTCGCTGGATCTGAAATAGGCTTCATTGGACGTAAGATGGCGGGTTTTAGTGAAAGGGCAAAACTGACGGCACTGGCGATAGTTCACGTCTTCGAGACCTCGAAGCCATTTGGCGACTATGGAGCGGTCGCGGTGCTGAACGACGGAGCGGGCGTCAGTTACGGCGTATCGCAGTTTACGCACCGGTCGGGAAGCCTGCGGAAGGTCATCAATACATATCTGGGCATGGGCGGGACGGTCGGGGCTGCGGTGCTGAGGGACCGCGGCCATCTGCTGATCGACACAAGCCCGAACGCGGTGACGGCACTATCGAACGACCGCCAGTTCAAAGACGCGTTGCGGTTTGCGGGCGAGACCGACGAAATGAGGGAAGCCCAGAACCAGATCGCGGAAAATTTCTACCTGCTTCCGGCGATCGGAGCATGCGAAGGGTCGGGATTCACGCTGCCGCTCAGCCTGGCCGTGATATATGACTCGATAAACCATGGCTCGTATGAGCGGATACGCGACCGGGTCAAAGGAAATCTGGGCGAGAAGGAATGGATCACGGCGTACGTGCGGGCAAGGCACGCATGGCTGCGGTCGGTGCCGAGGCTAAAGGCGACGAGCTACCGGACGGCATTCTTCCTTGAGGAGATCAGCGACGGCAATTGGCAGCTTGATCTGCCGATATATCCGCACGGAACGGCGATCACCGACGCGATGATAGCGGCCGATGACGCCGAGGACGATGTATTTACCGACAACGCCCGCAGGCCGGGCGACGACATGCTGGCTGTGTACGCAGACACACCTGACCCAAGCGACACAAACCCTGCCGAGGCCGGAGACGCGGCCGAAGCACCTGCCGATACGCCCGCAGCAAGCCCGCAAGAGGCGTCGCAGCCAGCAACATTCGTCAGCGAAACGAAGGAAATAGAAGCACCGGCAGCAACGGGCTTTCTCGGCAAACTGAAGCTGCAACTTGCCGCACTTGCGACACTGACGATCGGCGGCAAGAGCCTGCAGGACTGGCTCGGGGTAGATCTCTCGCCGGGGACGACCGATCTGCTGAAGGTGCTGATACCGGCGATATTGGGACTCGGGTTCATCGGCTTTATAACGTGGTACATAACCGAAAAGGTGATCGGGTGGAAAACCCTGAAGATGCAAGCCGAATATGCGACGGACCCGACGCGGCACGATCTAAAGATAACGCCGCGATAATATGAAAGATGGACGCGACAACACTATTTCACCCCGCATTTATCGTGCCGACGGCCCTGGGGCTGATCGGCTTTATAGCATGGCTGATACGCCTGGAAGGAAAGGTCTCGGCGGCACAGAAACTCGAAACGGAGATCACGCAGCTTTGGGGCGAGATCGAACGGCATAAGGAGAATCAGGCGATACACTTTAACAAGGACTTGTCGTCCGCGGTCGAACGCGGCAATGCCCGCCGGTTCGAGACGATCGAGAGCGAGTTGAAAGAGATAAAGGGCATGATCAAGGAGCTGAAACGATGACATTTGGCGAGGTGATACGCGACGGCTGGTACGACCTGACGACGGGCAGGCGGCTAATACTGATCGCGGCGGGAGCGGTGATCGCAATCGTACTTGCGGCCGGGTGGATATCGGAGATTGCAACGAGCATAGAGCTTCGCAAATATGAGCGGCAGGCGGCGGCGGCGAAGCGTGAAAGCGAGGACGCATTGAAGAAGGCTGCGGCTATCGCACGCGAGAAGCTAACGATCGAGAAGCGGGTCGCGGAACTGGAGGTGCAAATAGATGGACGAACAAAAGAGGCTAATGATGCCCGCATTAAAACGCTGGACGCTCGGGCTGATTATGACCGCACTCTGCGTGAGCAGCGTGGCGACAATCCGGGCACAGACGAACTCTGCCGCGAGCTTGCCGCCCTCGGTTACCCGTGCGGCTGAGACGCCAACGCCGACGCCGGACGACGGGTTTCGACGAGCTGTAGCGGAGGCACTGGACGAACTGCGTGCGGCAAGGAAGCTGATCGAGGCACAACAGGCGGAGATAAAGGTAAAGGACGAACTGATAGCACTTGAGCGGCAACTCGCGGAGGGTCAAGCGAACCTGCGTACGCTGGACGCGAAACAGCGAGCCGAACTCGAACGAGCGGTGGCGGCCAAGGACAAGGTAATAGCCGCGTATGAGGCCGAGATCGCCGTGCTGAAGAAGCAACGGCCATCATGGCTTGCGCGGCTGAAATATATCGCCGTCGGCGTGGCGGCCGGTGTGATAGCGGGCGTGGTGCTCAACCGACAGTGACCGATTTATATGCGCCTACCAAAAATAAACCCGGACCAGCTAAAGGACGCCTTTGAGCTTTATCTGAAATATAACGGCGAGCGGCTCGACCTGATCGACGAAGAAATGCACCGACGCGGCTGGCTTACCTTCAAGTCGCATACAACTCTGAAGAACCGCGGCCGAGGGAAGGAATTTCGCGAAGGCTGGATCGAAAGGTTCGGATGGAAGAAGTCGCTTGAGATCAAGATCGCGACCGCAGGAACGGCGGCGGCGACGTCGGCCGAATCGCTGCTGTTCGAGGTGGAGGCGATCCGCAAAAAACTCTTTATGGAGGTCGAGATGCGGGGCGTAGGCCGCGACAACAAGGACCTCGTGTACCAGCATCGCGACTATGTGACGAAATCGACCGAGATCCTGGCACAACTGGCGGAAGCGAGGGACAACTACGCAAACTTCGTGTACTTTCTGCAGCACCTGTTAAAAGCGGCGACGAAGATCTCGCCGGAGCTGGCGGCGGCGATATGCGACGCCGAAGACCCGCTGATCGAATGGGCGGAGACCGAATTTACGCGGGACACGGAGACGAACCCGGAAGTAGCGGCCCTGGCGAAAGATCTTGAAAAATGAGAGCAGCGACACAGCTTGATCACAGGCAGGCGGCACGAGCGGCGATAAACCGAACGCGGCGAGCAATGGGCTTTAACGCGCTTGCATTTGACGAATGGCTGCCGTCGGTGACGCCGCAATGGACATGGAACTGGCCGCATCAAAAACACCTGTACCGTGCACTTGCAGGGGTGACGCAAGGGGCAACAAAGCGGCTGATGATCTTTATGCCGCCGCGGCATACCAAGACCGAGACGGTGACGGTGAGATATGCGGCCTTTCGGCTGGAGCACAACCCAAAGCTAAGTATCATATTGGGATGCTACAACCAAAAGCTGGCGAACCGATTTTCGCGGAAAACGCTGAGGATCGCCAAGCAGCGGATCGCACTATCGACTGACCGAAAGGCGGTCGAGGAATGGGAGACGGCGATCGGCGGCGGATTTCGAGCGGTCGGCGTAGGCGGCGGCATCACCGGATTTGGCGGCGATCTGATAATGATCGACGATCCGGTAAAAAGCCGCGACGAGGCCGAATCGGAAGCGTACCGGGACAAGTGCTGGGAATGGTTCAACGACGACCTGTACACACGGCTCGAGCCGGGCGGTGCGATCGTGCTGACGATGACGCGGTGGCATGAGGACGACCTTGCCGGACGGCTTCTGCAGGAAATGCACGAGGGCGGCGAGCGTTGGGACGTGGTACGGCTGCCAGCACTGGCCGAGGACGACGACCCGCTGAACCGCAAACCGGGAGCGGCACTATGCCCGGCCCGGTATGACGAGCACAAGCTGGCGGAGATCCAGCGAAAGCTCGGATCATACTCATTTGCGGCACTCTACCAGCAGCGGCCGACGCCGATCGAGGGCGGCCTGTTCAAACGGGAATGGTTCGGTAGGGATAAATTCATCGACAATGCACCTGACGGGCTGCAGTGGGCACGCGGATATGACCTGGCGGTCTCAACCCGGACATCAGCCGACTACACGGCGAGCTTTAGATGTGCATTTACAAAGACGGGCGATCTGATCATAGACGGCGGATTTCGCAAGCGGATAGAGTTCCCGGAGCAGCTGCGGTTCGTAGTCAAGCGGATGGTGGACGAGAAGAACACACGGCACGGCGTAGAGAAGGCCCTGCACGGCCAGGCACTGGTGCAGGCCCTGCGACGAATACCGGCGGTTCGCGGGATACCGCTAAAGGACGTCCGCGTTGACGCCGACAAATTTACACGGGCACTGGGATGGGCAAACCTCGCCGAAGCGGGCAAGGTGTACATCGTGAGCGGCGGGTGGAACAACGACTTTCTGGACGAGGTCTGCCGGTTTACGGGCAAGGGCGACGCACACGACGACCAGATCGATGCGGTCTCGCTGGCGGTGAGCATGCTCGCCCGCCGACGGTCGCGGCTGATGACATTTTGAGAGAACGGCGATAGAGGCCACAGATTGAACTTCGGAAGCAAAGCCTGGCTTAGATACCTTTTCGATGTGGTGTGACAATTTGTGACAGGTTTCTGACGCCGCACGCGACAACTCACAAACGACTATGGATGCGAAAAGCGACATAAATTTTGCGATACGCCGATTTCGCGAAAAAACAGACGCCTACGACAAGGCCGAAAGGTACTACGCTGGGGACCATGATCTGGCGTATGCGACGACGAAATTTCAGAACGCTTTCGGGTCGCTGTTCAAGACCTTTGCGATGAACCTGTGCCCGGCGGTGTGCGACGCGGTTCGGGACAAACTGATAATCAACGATTTCAGAGTCGATGCTGCGGACGGGTCAGACGCCGGCGAAGACGCCTGGCGAATATGGCAGGCGAACCGGATGGGAATACGCGCCGGGGAGATCCACAGAGAGGTACTGAAATGCGGCGACGCGTATGCGATCGTATGGCCGGACGAGGCAGGCCGGGTAACGATCTACCCAAACAGGGCGGCGTCATGCACCGTGTTCTACGACGACGAGCGGCCGGGACGAACGGCATGGGCGGCAAAGCACTGGCGGGCGGCCGATAAACGATTTCGGCTGAACCTGTACTACCCGGACAGGGTCGAGCGATATATCTCGACCGTACCCGCGAATACGATGTGGACGACCAAAGGGGACGGCGACAGACGAAGCGAAGAGGTGATGAGCCTGCTGCCGCAGGGTGACGCCCTTCAGCCGTACGACGGCGACGGCGGAAAGCCCGTGATCGCCAACCCATACGGGCGGGTACCGATATTTCATTTTGCGAACAACGCCGACATCGGTGCGATGGGCACCTCGGAGATGGCGTCGGTGATACCGGTCCAGGACGCGCTGAACAAGTCGGTGCTCGACATGCTGATCGCAATGGAATTCTCAGCCTTCAGGCAGCGGTGGATAACGGGCGTGGACGTGGAGTACAACGACGACGGGACGGCGAAATCGCCATTTGTGCCGGGAGCCGACCGCATCTGGATGTCGGAGAACGCGGACGCAAAGTTCGGCGACTTTGAGGCGACGGACCTTGAGCAGTTCCTAAAGGTGAAGGACGGCTTCAGGACGGACATGGCGACGGTATCGGGCACGCCGCTTCACTATTTTATGCTGACCGGTGCGTCGTTTCCGCAGTCGGGGATCTCGATCGAGAAGCTGGAATCGCGATTTCTGAACAAGGTACGCGACCGGCAAGAAGCCTTCGGGGCAGTCTGGGAAGATGTGATGTCATTTGCGATGGAGATCGAGAACCGCGGCAAAGCAGTTCGGCTCTTTACGGAGTGGAATGACCCGAGCAGGTTGAGCGAGAGCGAGGAGCTGGACAACCTCCTGAAAAAGCAGACGCTTGGCGTCGGCGAGGCCCAGCTGCTGACGGAAGCAGGCTATGGAGCCGACGACATCGCCAGAATGACGGCGGAAAAGGCAGCCGCACACGAAGCGATGGCCGCGGCATTTAACGCGGGCGAGACCGAATGACGGAGGAGACGGAGCGATGCACTTGACACTAATACTGGTGATCGCAGCGGCGGCGGCAATGATAGCCGTCGCTATATATCTGCGGCAACGGCGGAAGAGCGGCGGCGGGCAGATCGTGATAAACGGGCTGACGATCCCGGACACGTTCGCGATGATGACGGCAACGACCGGCGGCGTATGGGTAATGGCGAATGTAACGGTCCCGCAATTTGCACTGGACGAGATCGACGCAGGCATAGCGATGCAGATCGAACGGGCGACGGCCAAATTCCCAGACTGGATCGCAGGGAGCACACTAAAGGACTACTCGGTGATGTTTCTCGGCCCGATGGCGAGGAACCAGGTGACTGACCCGGGAAGCCCCGCACTGGTCGTAAACGGCGTACAATGTGCGGGGACGGTGATAGGTACCGAGCCCGGAAGCCGAGCGATAATCGTGCTGCCGGATCAGGATGAGTCAGGATGGGCCCACCGAGACTATCTGCGTGAATCGGCCCGTAACGAGAGCGAGCATGTGCGGCTGGCGATGAACGACCGCAGCCTTTTCGACCACTTTCAGGGCGTCAACGACATCCACCCGATCTTTCCATAACGCGGAACAATAGATATGTCCGTTCTGGACGAGCATCTGAAACGGCACCGAAAAAAGGTGATCGCTCGTGAAACCGCGACGATCCGCGAGCTGCTGACGGCGTATGATGCGGTCGAACGGGAGCTGCGGCGGCAGATCGCGGTGCTTGAAAAGAAGATCCGCGACGCCATAGCGGCGGGCGAAAAGATATCGCCCGCGTGGTATATGAAGGAGCGGCGTCTCGCCACGCTTATTGACCAGGTCAAAAACGAGATCGAAAGATTTGGCAGGACGGCGGCACGATTAACAACACGCGAGCAGGCGGCGGCGATACGCTCAGAGGCCTCGCAGATGGCGGAGACGATGCAGATAGTGACCGGCACGCGAACGAACCCGGTGCCGCTCGGCGGAATGCTGACGCCGCAGGCCGTCGCGGACGCGATCGGGATGATGGGCGACGGCTCGCCGATACTCGAATACTACGCCAAGAACCTTGCACCGGCGGTGGTCGAGATGATCCGCAAACAGGTGATCGAAGCGGCGGCGACCGGCACTCCGTTCAGAACCATTGCGAACAGGCTGATCAAAACAGGGCAGATAACGCGGTCGCGGGCACTGATGGTGGCACGGACGGAGGTTGGCCGCGTTCGCCGCGAGACCGACCGGCTGCAGCTCGCGGAGCGGCCCGACATATTCAGCGGATGGGAATGGGCCGCGTCGAAGTCGGTAAGGACATGTGCGGTGTGCCTGGCGCTGGACGGACGGATATTCAAACTGGATGAGGTCTTCCCGCAGCACCCGAACTGCCGGTGCACGATGATCCCGGTCATGCCGGATGTGCCGCGGGGGGCACGCACGCTTGGGTCCGACTGGTTCGACACGCTCGACGACGACGAGAAGGCCGAGATCCTCGGGAAGGAGGCCGCGGACGAATACAAACGCGGCACCGTCGATCTAAGGGATTTTGTTGGCTGGAGAAACTCAAAGGAATTCGGCAAATCGGTTTACAAGAAGTCGCTGGCCGCCGTCCTCATGGCCAAATGAATCGGGCTGAGAGGCCTGTAAACACGCGTTTTTATTCCATTTATCGCACCAACCGCGAATCGTTCCAACTATTATTTCAGAGAAGTGATACGTGAAGATACTCTTGAGCGGGTATGGCAAAGGAAACGCCCGGCGAGAGTTCGACGACGGCCAACGATGGCGTGGCAACAGGTGCCGCAACGGCAAATGACGGACCTGCGACTGCGGCGGCCTCGAATACGGCCACGCAAGAAACAGTTCAGTCACCGACGGAGAAGCAACCGGCAGCCGAAAAGACGTACACGCAGGCCGACCTGCAGCGTGAGATCGACAAACAAAAGCGGATATTTGAGAAAGCGGCAGCAGACGCGGCAGCCAAAGCGAAGCTCTCCGAGGACGAGCGAAAGGACGCCGAGCTGCAGGATCTGCGATCGCAGCTGCAGATGCGAGACGCAAAGGACCAGGTCACGGCCGCACTAGAAAAGGCGGGCGTAAGGTCGGCCGATCTGATGTGGAAAGCGATCAGAGGCGACCTCGTTTTTGGCCCCGACGGCAAGCTGACGAATCTGGACGGCCTGCTGAAGGACCTAACGGCGGACTACCCGGACGAATTTGGCGTACGCAAGCCGTCGGAGTCGATCGACGCGAGCGACAAAGGCAAAGGCGGCGAGACGCTGACCAGGGAAAAGCTGGCGAAAATGACACCGGCCGAGATAAACACACTCGACTGGAACGACGTGAGGAAGGTGATGTCGGCCGCATAAGGCGGCCAGACTCGACAAGCAAACAGAAAAACTATGGCACTCAATTTTATTCCAACCGTATGGGCGGCGCGGCTGCTTTCAGCCCTCGATAAAGCCCTCGTTTACGGACAGGTCGGCGTAGTCAACCGGGACTATGAGGGCGAGATCCGCCAGTCGGGCGACACGGTAAAGATCGCGTCGATTGGCGACCCGACTGTGGGCACCTATACCAAGGACGCCGACATTACGGCCGAGGCACTGACCGACGCCGAGCAGTCGCTGCTAATCGACCAGGCAAAATACTTCAACTTCATCGTGGACGACCTCGACCAGGCTCAGCATAACGTGAACGCGATGGACGAGGCGATGCGACGGGCGGCCTACAAGCTGGCCGACGTCTCTGACCAGTACATCGCGGCCAGCTATTCGTCGGTGCCATCGGGCAACCTGGTGGGATCAGACGGATCGCCGGTCGCGGCCCTCGCAACGAATGCTGCGTACGAGCATCTGGTGAACCTGGCCGTACTCCTCGATAACGCCAATGTGCCGACGGCCGGGCGATTTGCCGTCGTGCCGCCTTTTTTCCACGGGGCACTGCTAAAGGACGACCGATTCGTCAAAACAGGCGGAGCACAGGCCGAGGCACGGCTGGCAAACGGTATGGTAGGCGAGGCGGCGGGGTTCCGCGTGCTGAAGTCGAACAACGTACCGGTCGGATCGGCGAAATACAAGGTGATCGCCGGGCACCCGATGGCGTATTCATTCGCCGATCAGGTAAACAAGGTCGAGGCGTACCGCAAGGAAAAGGGCTTCGGCGACGGGGTCAAGGGGCTGCACGTTTACGGCGGCAAACTGGTACGGCCGAACGCATGGGCCGTAGGGACAGTAACGAACGCCTCAAGCTAAGCTGCGGCGGGTAGAGCAAGAGTAAAACTATGGCGAATCCATCATCAATCACAGTAACGAACTGTGCAACGAACAGTGCGATAAATCAGCCGTCAACGCAGGCGATAGATACGGACGGGACGGTGCCGATCGCGGCGGGCGGCGAGATGTTCCTTCTTATTTTGGAGATCATCAACGCGGCGGCGGTGGCCCTGACCGTGACCATAAAGGCCGGGGATAACCCACCGGCCGCGACGGCAGCGGACCTCGTACTAACATTTGCGGCGACGGGCAATGCGGGGGCGAAACAGATAGTCGGCCCATTCGAATCGGCCCGCTTTCTGCAGGACGACGGCTCGGTCAACGTGGCGTTTTTGGCAGCATCCAGCACGCCGAACGCGACGGTGAGAGCATACCGCCTGCCGAAGATCTAAAGAGATCAACCACCCGAAAGGGGCGGCAGGCCACCCGCTGGAAGGTGAAAGCCGCCCCGACACTTCTCATTGACGGAGTCAAAAAAAAAGATGGCACTTATAAAATTCATCAGCGGCGACGGCGTGGAGCATGAGGTCGAGGAGACCTCGCCCGCGGCGGCACACATGGTGAAAGAGGGCTTTCACCGTATAGACGACGACTGGCATCGCGAGCGGGACAATCTACCGGCCGAGGAGCCGGACGTAACCTATACGGACGCGGAGGCGACGGCCATACTTGCCGCGGATGATGCGGCGACGGAAAAACCTGCCGACACACAAGCGGCGAAATCGAAAAAGGCCGCTCGAAGATCCGCGTAAGATATGCCGGACACGGTTTACCAGACACGGCTAAAGGCGATGACCGCATCGGCGACGGAGCCGACGCTGTCTGACACCGAGATCGACGCTCTACTGACCCAGTTCTCGACCGCAGACGCGGACGGGCTGGCACCGACGGATGACGACTGGACACCTACCTACAATCTGCGGGCGGCCGCAGCCGAAGGATGGAGGTGGAAAGCCGGGCGATGTGCAAACCTCGTGTCGGCGGACCTGGACGGCGACAGGCTCTCATCAAATCAGATCCATGATCACTGCCTGGCGATGATCAAGCAGTATGCAGGGGCGGCAAGCCCAAGCGTAGGCCAGGGTACAACGGATGACAACGCTTTCTTCAATTAGGCTGACGGCGATCAACCGTGCTCGGCAGATGCTATTCGGCGACAGTTCTTTGAAAGTTTATACGACTACACCGGCAGCCGGAGAGGCCGTTGCAGCGATATTTACCGCCGACTGGTTCGGCCACCGCGTAAATCCCGTAACGGCGACGCTGAAGAACGAATCGTCGCTATGGCAGTTTCAGATAGCGGCACCGCCGGACTGGGAAACGTCGCAGACGTACATGATGGGCGTGGTGGCGATAACGGTCGATGACCGGCGATGGGCGATAGTGAAGGCCGAGAAGCCGGTGGGAGCCTCGCTGGTGTGGAAATTCAAGGCTGAACTGCAGCAGTGAAATGAAAAGGTATGACGGCAATAAATATCACGCTCAATGACCGCACGCCCGAACTATTTCAAAAGCTGCAGGCGGGAATCGAGCGGTTTGTGGTGAAGGGATCGGCCCATTTACAGGGCGAACTGCGGGCCTCGATGGCGGCACCGAAACACGGACGTCTGTACGGACGGCACAGGGCGTCGGCCCCGGGCGAGAGCCCGGCGGTTGACAGCGGAAACCTAATCACGTCGATCGCCATCGTGAGCGAGAACTCGCTGGAAGCAAAGATAGGGACGCCGGTCGAATATGCAGCATATCTCGAACATGGCACAAGCCGGATGGCGGCGAGGCCGCTATGGGAAAGGACGGCACGCAAGAGCCTGCCGACGCTGGACGCCATACTCGCAAAAGAGATCGGGGCGGGGCGGGCGACCGTGGGAGTGGAATAGGCATACCCGGCGGGAACGGATGAGACGAGGTGACCAGACGTGAGCGACAACGGGAAGTGCTGTGCACACGCAAGCGAGCCTTCGGCACGCGTTTCTTTGCCGAGTGCTTTGCGGCGAATGAGATCGGCGACCACGGGCTTGCGGCGTACCGATGCGAATTTTGCAGAGAATGGCATCTAGGCCATCCACGATACGATGACAGACGAAGAGGCACGCAACGCGATCAAAGCGGTGATAGCGACGGCGGACACGACCGGCGTGATCTGGCCGTACAACGCTCTAAGCCATGACCTCAACCAGTGGCCCGGCCTATTTGGATCGGCACGGCGTGGCTGGATCATAAAACGCAGGGCGATCGAGGCCGACTGGAAGAACGGGACACGCGACCGGCAGTTCTGGACGTATGACATCTGGGCATTCTATCCGTTTCGCACGGGCAAGATCGGGGACAACTCCGACGACGAATTTGGGGCGGTACTCGACGCGGTCGAGGCCGCCTTTGTCACAAACCCGAGGCTAGATCTCGAATGGGTCGAAAAACACGACCTGCTCCAGGTGGACTCGATAACAACGATCGACTGCGGGGAGGAGACGCTGCACATCGGGCTATGCACCCTCAAACTGAGGCTCTGCTGCTAACACACACGAAAAAACATGAGAACAGACACAGCTCAACATTGGATATCGAAAACGCTCGAATCCAGCTTTAACACGCCCGAAGCGACGGGGTCGAACTACGCGTTCCTGCCGACGACGGACGCCTTTTACCAACTGCCGCAGATCGAGAAGGTGAACGACGCCGGGCGAATTGGGCGAAACGCCGCGTCGCACACCTGCAGCACATACTGGTCGAACCCGCAGTACTCGATAAAGGACGACATCGAAACGGGAGTTCCGGCAAGGCTCTTCGCACGAGCTCTGGGCGGTTCGGTGACGGACTCGTTAGTCGAGACGGGCGTCTATGACCACACATTTGCGATACTCGACCCGCTGGTCGGGTCGGTGCTGCCGAGCTTTTCGATGGCGAGCCTGCTAGGTGCTGCGTCGTTCCTTTTCGCGGGAATGATGGTCGAGCGGGTCAAGTTCTCGCAGAAGGGATCGGACAGGGCCGTGTATGAGGCGGACGTGATCGGGTCGGGCAAGTTCACAAACCCGCACGGGCTGGCGTCGCTTCCGGCACTCGCGACGACGCCCTGCATGGACGGTTTTCGAACGTCCGCAACGTATGTGGACGACACCGCCGCAACGATCGACCTATCATCGCTCGGCACCCTGATCGAATGGATGGTCGAGCACAAGAACAATATCCGCGGCACCAAACGCCGCGTCGGCGACACCATTCAAACGGTGTCCTCGACCGGAACGGCTGCCCACGTAAAGGCGATGCCGCGGGGTAAATACGAGACGCAGATCTCGATGCTGCTGGACTTCGTTGACCTAACGAACTGGACGAAGTCGGTCCAGGGCAAGACATTTACGAATCTGAAATTCAAGGCCGTGGGGCCCGCGATCGGGGCGACGAGCCGACACGAGTTTGAGATCATCGTCCCCTCGTTCACCTTCGAGACGGTCGCACCCGGCGATGACGAAGGCGACGCGGCGATACAGGTAAATGTGCTGCCCTATCAGGACGGCGTAACGAACGGCACGATAACAGGGCGAATACGCAACGCGACGGCGACGCTGATCTAGGCAGAGACGACTGAGGGAAACCATGGGAAAGCGAGGAAGATATGAGCAGGCCGCGACGGACGGACTGGAAGGCACGGTCGAGGGGCTAAGCCTGGCCCACTTTGAACGTGAGAAAGCGGCCTACGAAGCCCGCACAGGCGAAAAGGTATGGGGCACGCCGCCTGTGCCGGTGACGCGGACGCCAATAAAGACCGGCACAGCCGCGAGCGATGCGGCCGAAACGACGGAGGGCGACGCCCAAGGAGAAGAGTAGAAACGTGATAATCGAAAATTCATTTACACCGGAGACGCCACTGGACCTGCCGCCGGATGCCGCGGGCGGCATCTCCGGTGACACCCGCGACGCGGACCGGCGTGTCGCCGCTCCAGCTTACAAGCTCGACTGGGAGTCGATAGAGATCGACTTTGGCAAAGGTCGGCGGCATACGCTAAGACGGCCGACGGCGGCCGAGGTCCTCGAGCGAGAGGCGGCACTCGCGGTGGAGATACCGATCGGCCGAGACGGATCGTACCAACTGCCGGACCCGACGGCCAACGAGGCGGCGGACGCACGCCTATATGACACGATCTGCACCGCATCGGAGGGCTACTTGGGCGAAGTGCCGGAGCAGCACAAATCGGCGGCCGTCAATGGACTCTATTCGCGGGACATCTACATCGACGAAGAGGATGACATCACCGGCGGGGATCTTCGCGTGGCCGAGGAGATCGGCGGCGGCATCACGCCCGACGTAACGATCGTGCACGTACTGCGGCAGCCGACCGAGGGCGAGCTGAAAATGTACCGGAGAAAGACGTCAGCCGGGGAGCTGCGACCGGGACGGCGAGGGCGGCAAGTATTTAAGTCGGCCTCGGACCTGCGTCCGGCAATGACATTTTACGATCAGTTGCTCGTGCGGCTGGAGGGAGCGACGCTCGGCGGCACGCGGACCGAGGAACTTACGGCGGCGGAGGTGGCGGCAGCCGTCGATCCGCTGATCAAACGAAGCGTAACGGCGGCTGCGGTGAACGCCGTGACGGCGAGGCTATTGGACTGACCGACGCTCTTGCCGGTCACTTCTGCCGTCACATCGACTCGATGAACCGCAATGACGGCGAGAGCTGCCCGGGCGAGGATGAATGCGGTGACCCGACGTCACGGGATGCGGGGCCGCTCGCAAAGTATGGGTCGGACGATACAGAGGCGATATGCCGCGGATGCCGTTTGAGAGAGTCAAAACCGGAAGCGATACCTGCGGAACTGGCACAGCATGTCGCGACGGCGGTTGAGATGGATGAGATACAGGCGGTCGGCGGATCATTTACCTACCCGGACGGCCTGACGGCGGCCGAATGGGCGGCACTACGAGGACTTAGCAGAGGGAGGGCCGCGGCTGAAAAGCTACGGCCAAAACCAAAATAGGTGACGATGAAAACACAAACATTTACCGGCACGGTACTGGACACGGCGGGCGAGCCATGGGCGGACGCACTGGTCGAGCTGCAGTTTGACGACGGAACCGGCGAAATAACCGAGGATGCAGTGACAGGCGTGACCGACGCGAGCGGCAACTTTTCCATCGAGGCGTTCAACAACACGACGGCGGTGAGAACCCTGCTCGTTCGGCTGCCGAACGGGAACGTATTTACGCACGCGGTGGATCCCAGCGATGACACCGTCGCGATCGGGACGGTGGAAAGCTCGGGCGGAACCTCGATACCCAAACTGTCTGAGGTGCCGTCGGGCGGGGATGGCGTAGCGTGGGGGTCGATTACTGGAACGATTGCGAATCAGAGTGATCTGCAAGACGCCCTTAACGAGCGAATCCCAGTGGAGTCTGCGGGGATGGACGCAAATATCGACGTCATCTCGGATGGCGGGGCACGGCTACGGCTCGACGATACTGCGAACGTAATGTCGGCAACTGGAACGTCTGGTTTTAATGCGTCCGAAGAAGTAATGACAATAGGTGACTGGAACGGCAGCAATAACTCCACCGTGTTAAGAGTGGATGATAACGCGCAAACCGTCGAGGTTGATGCCCCGGCGGGGCTCTTTGTAAACAGTCAGGAGGTGTCCCCATTCGGTTTTCGGGACATCGTTTCAACGGCGGACGTTCATGTGTATCCGGCGGCGTCAAACTCCCGCACATACTACCGCATCGCTGGAGACAACCGGACTTTTCATCTGCCTACAACGTCACTCATCGCCGGAAAAACCATGTTTTATGTAACATTTACGGGTTCAATGGGACTTGTTGACGCCGGGGCGGGGTTCACGGTCGATGCGTTCTACTTCGACGGTACCCCATCGGGTGCTGTAAACCAGCGAGTCATTCAGGCAATATTTGGCGGCCACATGTTCATGGTTTGGTATATCGGCTCGAACAACTGGGCGAGCACTATCATAAACTCGGCGTAGCGAGAAAGCGGGAACATCGAAACGGGCAATGGCAGACCTGAAGATCTCAGTAGATATCGACGCAAGCGGGACCGCGGCCGGTGCCGCCCAGGCGAAGGCTGCGATCAAAGGGATCGGGGACGAAGCGGAGCGGACGCAGCGGCGGGCGTCGTCGATACTCGACATCGACTTTCGGGCGGCGGCCGCGAAACTACAATCGGTCGGCGAAATGGTCGGCAATGCGGGCCAGCGGATGCAGCAGGCGGGCCAGTCGATGTCCGTCGCGGTGACCGCCCCGCTCGCGGCACTCGCAACGCTCGGGATAAAGGCGGCACTCGAACTCGACGCCGCACGGACGAAGATCGCGGCACTCACCGGATCGGCCGAGGCCGCGAACGCCAAAATCATCGAGCTGCGGCAACTGGCGGCAACGAGCGTAGGCGTGACACAGAGAGCAGCTCTCGACACATACGCACAACTGAAGGGCATCGGCGGCATCGCGGAGGACTCGATCAACCGAGTAATAGCGGCAATGGGCAAGCTGAACGCGGCCTTCAAGATCGACGATGTGGCCGGATTTAACCGTAATTTGGTCCAGATATTCTCGCAGGGCTTTGAGCGTGCGGATATCAAAGAAGCCATTGGACGGGTGCCGATATTTGAGCAACTGCTCGAAGCCGCATTCGGCACCAAGGACGCGAAGAAGCTGAACGAGCTGAAGAAGGCGGGAAAGCTGACGCTGGACTCATTTATGACCGGCCTTTCGGATGCGATCGTGAACGACCCGCGGGTCGCGAATATCAGCGAAAATCTGACAACCCGACTGTCGAAAGCATGGGAGAAACTCTCGCTCGCACTCGCCCCGATCGGCAAGGTGATACTCGACGCAGTTCTACCGATAATCGACAAGATACTCCCGGTCATTCAAAAACTGGGTGAATGGTTTGAATCGCTATCGCCACAGATCCAGACGGTGGTCGTTGCGGTAGGTGCTTTTGCCGCCGCCCTCGGGCCGCTGCTGATCGTGGCGGGCGGGGTGGCAGTCGCCATCGGGTCGCTCGTCTCGGCCATCGGGACCATCGCCGGTGCGATCGGCGGTGCGTACGGCCTGCTCGGGATCGGCGTGGTGCTGACCGGGATAGGCGTTGCGATTGCACCGGTGATCGCCTGGATCGCGGCACTCTCGGCGGCGTGGTACACAAACTTTGGCGGGATACGCGAACTCACCGATATCGTCGTCGCGGCAATAAAAGAGGCGTGGAACACAATGATGGCCGCCATCGACGAACTGACTCAGGCGGTGCTTGCCGAGGTGACGGCCTTTTGGCAGGAGAACGGAACAGACATAATGCGGATCGTGACCGAGATGTCGGACGCGGTCAAGGCCGCATGGACGGCGGTCGTGAATTTCTGGATCGAAAACAACGGGACGATCAAAGCGGCAGCCTCGGCCGTGTGGGAGGCGATAAAGGCGATAGTCGTTGGTGCCGTCCGCATCATCGGCGATGTGATCAAACTCGGGCTTGCGATAATAAACGGCGACTGGTCGAAGGCATGGGACGCACTGAAGGACATAGTCGGCACGGCATGGCGAGCGATAATCGCCGTGGTGAACGCCCAAAATGCCCTGCTGCTCGCGGCCGTAAAGCTGATCTTTAACGCAATATGGGACCTTGCCGGGTGGGTCGCCGCCGAATCACGCAAACTCGGCGAGGCGATAGGCCAGGGTATAAAGAACGGCGTACTGTCGATGGCGGATCCGGTGAGGTCGGCGGCACGCCTGCTTGGATCCGCAGCGATCGACGCCCTTCGCAGCGTGCTCAACATCCACTCGCCGTCGCGCGTAACGCACGAGATCGGCGTGGACACGGCACAGGGACTGGCGGACGGAATCACGCACAACGCACCGGCCGCTGCCAACGCCGCGACGATGCTAGGGTCGGGCGTTTCCAACACGCTTAAGACGATCCTCGGCGGCGACCTGCGTGACGTCATAACACGATCGCTGGATATACTAACGGACGGTGCGAAATCGTGGGGCGACAAGCTGAAAGAGATATTTGGCGGGATCGTGCAAAACTTTCGCCGAATGGCCAAGGAGATGATAACCACCTGGCTTGGCTCGCTCGTGCAAATGGGCGGAGCAGCAGGGCAGGGCCCGGGCGGTACGCCGTACTTTAACCCGAGCGGCGGTGGCGGCATCGGCGGCATCCTCGGCGGGATATTCGGCGGCGGCAATGTAGCAGTTGGAAGCGGCGGCCTGCCGACCGGTTCGATAGACTCGGACGGCAACTATGTGGTCAACGGCAATCAGGCGAGCGGCGGCGGCATATTCAGCGGGCTGCTTGGGAGGATATTCGCACGGCCGACAAACCCATTCACCGGAAAGGTTCAGAGCAAGCTGTCGGGAGGTCTGTCCGGCATCGGCATGATCGCGTCCGTCGTCGGCGGCTTTCTTCCCGGGCGGCTTGGCAACGTCCTCTCGTACGCCGGAATGGGCCTGTCATTAGGTTCAATGTTCGGCCCGATAGGAGCGGGTATCGGGGCGGCGATCGGGGCCATCGTCGGACTCTTTATGGGCAATCCGAAGGAAAAGCGTGACAAGAAGGAAAAGATGCCGCAGCTCGAACAGGGCTTCACCGACGCACTCACACAACTGCGGCAACTGATCCAGGACGTGCGAACCTTGCGCGTGTCGCCGGACTCGGCACTGGCGAAAGCGGTCGAGCTGCGGGCACAGATCGCCGCCGGATTCGGACTGCAATTTGAGTCGAGCAAATATCAAAAGAAATCATCGGCAGCGATATCACAAAAGCTGATCGAGGCCGACGCCATCATCGCCGAGCTGCGACAGGCGGCCGAGGTTGCACGAGCCGCGGGCGAACGCGACCGGCGGATGCTTCCCGAGTTTGCGGGCGGCGTGTATATGTCACCCGCATTTCAGGCGTTTCGGCGAAGGAACGGATTTCTCGGCGGGGCATGGACCGGCCACGATACTGTCCCGGCCATGCTTGCCGCCGGGGAGATGGTGCTCAACCCGACGCAACAGGCACGGGTGCGGGCGAACGCCGGACATGACGTGTTTCGCGGTGCGGGCATTCCAGGCTATGCGGGCGGCGGGATGGTCCAGCCACAGGCCGAGAGCGGCCCGATCGTTTTGCAGATATCCCACTCGATCGACAAGGACGGAATGGTTCAGACCGCGGTGCAGTCGCCATCCGGCCGCAAGGTGATCGTCGATATCGTCGGCGACGCCTTTGCCCACGGCGAGGTGAAAACAAAGCGATTCGGTGCGTAAATTATGGCCCGCGACGTTAGTTCAGACCTGCAAGCCCTGCTCGACCTGCCGTCGTGCGAGACACAGACCACGCTCGACCTGTACCTAACCGACACGAGCGAATTCCACTTCGCAACAACGGCCCTTGCCGACGTAGATATCGGCGGCGATACGGTTGACTACACCGCCGACCTCCGAACGGCTGACGTTATCAAACAATCGGTAACGACCGCGACCGACCGCGTTTCGGTCCAGATCCAGAACGTGGATAAATCGTTCGGCGGCACCGCAGCGGCCGAAGACTTGACCCACGCGGCCGCCGTGGTAGGCCGCTACTACTCGGACCCGCACGGGGTGGAAACGCCTGTCTGGGTCGAACTCTTTCGCGGCGAGGCTTTCCCAACATCGATCGACGAAAGCAAGGTCACGCTGGAGATTATAAACGACCTGGCCGCGTGCGGCTTCTGCGTGGCCGACTGGACGCTCGCGGAAAACTGCCAGTTCATATTCAAGGACTCCGGCACCTGCGGCTACTCGGGTGGCGAGACGCTGTGCAATAAAAAGCGACGATCACCGGCGGGGTGCCAAGGGCGAGCTAACGACCACCATTTTGGCGGCATGGAGTTTCCCGAATTCCAGACAGCGTCGATCGGGATCGATTCGGGCGACTCGGGCGACGGAACCCACCATAACTGTCCACGCGTGGATATGTGGATAGCGGTGAAGGGAGATGGCGAGTCGATCGCGATCAAGCGGGCCGGAGACATTACCACAGACGATTTTACCTACAACCCGATCACCCGGCTCTTTGAGCCTGTCAAAAGAGCCGAGATCATTTACGACGAACCGCTATGGTACATACGCAGCGGGCTTGCGAGCGGCTTTTCATCATTTACGCATCCAGTGCTTCCGTACCGCGAGCATCTGAACGGGCTGCGTGTCCGGGATACGTGGGAAGGCGATCCGCTGCTACTCTGGAGATTAGCGGAAAATGAACTGGTCGATGTGAAGATCGAACGATCATTTAGCGTCGAAACGACCGGCGACGTTATGCACATTGAGACCGAGGGTGGCCACATTTACGCATACGGCAGCTCGCGGGCAATGATCGTATGCCATAACTACAAAGACCCGGAGGATCTATAA